AACTACAAGCGGACTTACAGTTATAGACCAAGTATTTAATGGTTTTGGCTATATTGGTTCAACTATATTTGCACTTCCTGGTGTTAAAGGTTTAATCCCGAATGGTAGAAATGCTGATGGAAGTTTGAAGAATACAGAGTTTACAACGAGTAATGTATTGACAGCAGATATATATAATGGAGAAGATATTGCACTTGTGATTTCAGCAAATTACTTAGGGCGTTCAAGTGATGTATATTATTATGAAGATGAAAATTATGTAAGAACACCAATTGGCAGATGGAATCAATGCCTTGTAGAAAAATTAACGTGCGAAAATAATTCAATTACATCATTCACACCTAAAACAGCCTTCCACGCAGTAGATTATAATGACTTCAAAGAAGCTGATGACAATAATGTTAAGCTGACAGGTGACCAGACTATTGCTGGAACTAAAACATTTACAAGTACTCCAACAATAAAGATGACTCAACCTAATCTTTATATGCAATACACAGGTATAAGTAAAGGTACTGCTCCAACAAGTACAACAGATGGATGGTTTGGAACTGTTTATGATAAAAATGGAACTGCTCAAACTAATAAAATGGCTCAAATTTATCATGATTATAACTCAAACGGAGTTTCCACATTAAATTTAGCAGTATTTGAACCAACATCAGGTTCAACAAATAACGCGAAATTAATAATTGGTTACGACCAAAATAAAAATGTATTTACTTACGCTCCAACTCCGGCTACTTCCGATAACTCTACCAAAATCGCTACTACAGCTTTCGTTGTTAATGTTCTTAAAGAAATATATCCTGTCGGAAGCGTTTATATTGGTACGATGTCTACTTGCCCGTTAGCGGCATTATTTGGGACTTGGACACTTAAATCAGCTGGTAGAGTATTACAGGGCGCAGACAGCAATCATTTGGCAGGCAGTACAATTTCTGCAGGACTGCCGAATATTACTGGTAGTGTTGATGGAGGAAGTGGTACTTTAAGATGGACAAGCGATTATACACAAGAAGGTGCATTAGATGTTACACTACAAAATAATTCCGCATCTGGTGGAAGCAATACGGGTATAAGTGCTTTTACTTTCGATGCCTCGAAATCTAACTCAATTTACGGAAACTCTACCACAGTTCAACCACCAGCGTATGTTGTTAATATCTGGGAAAGAACAGCATAAAGGAGAATTAAAATGGAAGGTATTAAAAAATCATTAAAGAAAAAGACGAAAACGGTAATGAAATTGAAATCGAAATAACAGAATATCCTGATGTTCCTGTTGTTGTCGTGGAGAATAAAGATGCCACTGTTGAAGGGTAAGAAAAATATTGGTAAAAACATTAAAGAGCTGAAGAAAGCTGGCAAAAGTCACAAGCAAGCTGTTGCAATAGCTCTTAAACAGGTAAAGAAGAAATGAAAGCAGATGAAACTAAACAACTTCTTGCAGATATTGCCGAAATTAAAAAGATTTTAAAAGAGCATTTGATACTCCGCAAGAAGAAAGTCAACAAGTTCTTTGAAGTTCTTAGTAAGCCTTGGTTCTGGTTCTGGGCAATTGTTGCAACTGTATTAATTCTTGGTGGTTCTCTTGCAGATCTATCATGGCTTGGTAATGTTGGAGGAAACTAATGTCATCTATAACAGTTGAAGAAGCTTACATTATTCATAGCAAAGCTATAAAACCTTGGGCAGTTGCATTGTTTGTGTCACTCTTTATCAATGTTATATTAGCTGTTGCAATCATGACATCAAGTACAGTATCTGAAAGCTATTTAGATGCTAGTGAATTAACTGCCGAAGATCTTTCATCAGTTGCTAAAGTTGTAAAGGAATAGTTAAATGCCTATAAAAGTTTACACCAAGGTTACACACAGAGGTCCTGGTTCAATTCATACAAAGACTTATGTAAAACTTGCAAAGCCTCAGACAGATGAAGAGAAAGCTAAAGAGAATGAAGAAGTTATTAAGTCTGTAGAGAAACAGAGACAAGAAGAAAAAGAAGATGCTTAATCCTTGCAGAGATTTTATAGTTGAACTGCTTAAAGAGGTGTCACCAGATACAGCAGATGGAATTATAAAAGGCTTTGACTTACCTGTTAAGCTTAAGAATACTTTAATAGATTATTATGTTAATGGTTTAGGTGTTAAAGAAATTGCTGACAAGTATTCAGTTGATGACAGAACTGTTAAAAGATGGTTTGCAGATGCTTACAAGAAAGCTGCAGAGCATGTAAAGAATAGTATCAGACTACATTACTCGTCACTTCTATAGCACTTCTGTGTCATTATATTTCATCTCTCAGTATGTTATAATAGTAGTGTAAGGCGGCAATGGTGCTGTCTACATTAACTTTAGGAGATACTGAAAATGATGATTAAAACTTCTGACGGCGATAAATCTGTAGCTTCTACAGGTCTCGCTGGAACTGCACTAGGTTTGGCTATTCCTGGAACAGTTGCATTAGTCAATCAATTGGCTGGTGGCAACGGCTTCTTAGGATTTGGTGGAAACGCTGGTGCAAATACAGAGATTGCTTTAGGTACTGAAAGATCTTTGAGATATTCTGATCAGCAATCTTTTGCAAATTATAAAGAACTGAATGCACAGATTGTAAACAACTATCAAACATTGTGTCACGCTATTTGTGAATTAGATAAGAACACAGCTGTAGCAAACGCTATCAACGGTGAACGAATCAATTGCCTCGATGGTCGTGTAACGGCTCTTGAAGCATTGGCGCCTCGTATGATACCGAATGGTAACGTTGCTCCGGGTTGGGGTCCGGCTTTTGTAAGTCCATTCCCGCCTGCTGCTCCTGTAACTGCATCGTCTACTTCTACAACAAGTAGCAACAACGGTTAATAGGAGGTGAGAGATGTTGGACGGTAGAAAATCTTTAGAAGCAATCAAAGAAGTTGTTGATAAACCTAAACCAAAGTATTGGGAAAGACTAAAAGATGCTACAGGCTCTATGGATGTATCACAAGTGTCGTGGGTAATGTCTCAAGATGACGTCAATAAATCCTATGAAGCCATGATGAAATCTTTCAACACGTATTTGTTTGAGCGGTTCAAGGAAGACTTTGCTGCCGTTCCAACATTTCAACCAGTAGTTGACAAGTATATTAACACTGTCATCAATTCTGCTCAAGGCTATGGACAACATGCCAAAGAGTTGGAAGAAGAGAATGCAAAACTCAAACAACAACTTGAGGAGTTGATGAAGAATGTTAACTGATATTAAACAAACAGAACTTGACATTGCTGAAGAAAGAATATTAACAGCTCTATTTGGTGACACAGTTCCTGATGCTAAGACACAATGGTTGTTAAAGTTTTTTAATATAGATTTAAATGAATTGATACAAAACTTTGAGTATGTCGTTAGACCTCTAATGAATGATCAAGGACTTGTAGATGGTATGTTAACAAAATCTTTAGTAGCCACTCAATATCCTACACTATCTAGCTTCATCCCTGATAAACCTTTTAGGCTTGTTGATATCGCTGACAGCCTTGACAAGGTTATTGAAAGGATAAAGTAATGCACATCGGTGATAGAATATGTCAAAGTATTGAAATGGTCTTGGAGAAGTCTGAGAAGTTCGGTACCGAGAAGAAAGAGTGGTCTTTAGATGAATTGTTTAAAGCTGCAGATATCGTTAAAGATATGGCGGAAGCATATAAAGACTTATCAAAAGCGAGTGAACATTCTATAGAAAGGTATTAGACTATCAAAGTATTTCGGAGATAGTTTAGTGATTAATATAGAACACATCGAAACAGCAGGATTGACATCAGATATAATAGTTGTATCAGCTATTGTACTTGGTGTCATTTCTTTTATACTTGCTCTTTACAAAGTATTTAAAAATATTGATGCAAGAATTGATTTAAGAATTGATGAACGTATAAAGCCTTCATTAGAATTACTGAAGGACACTGTTGGTGTTGTTAAAAACTTAGAGAAAAATACAGCAGAGATGAATGCAACTCTATCAATATTGAAAGAAATACTTTTAGCACATTCAACAAAACCTATAAATAATATTGACAAATAGATAAATATGTGTTATAATTGTTAGAAAAGGAAACATGATGAAAACAACTTTATTAGAAATGGTACAAAGAATTCTGGAGTCTATCGACGGCCAGATGATTGAGTCTATCGAAGATACAAGAGAAGCTGTACAAGTAGCTAATTGTATTAAAGAGACCTATTACCATCTTCTGTATACTCGTGACATTAAGTCTACAAACAACATCATTCAGATGCATTCTATGTCAGACGTCACTAAGCCTACAGTATTCTACATCAACGATGATATAGCACAGTTATCATTGTTTAAATATTATGATAGGCATAATGATAGATATGTAGACTTACAATGGTTGTATCCAGAAGAATTCATAGACAGATCATTGTCTTTAAAAGTTGATGAAGACCATCCAAATGTTCAGAAAGTTGTAGACGAGTCTGGTGTAGTATATAATATTTACAACGACAGAGCTCCACAATACTACACCAGCTTTGATGATAAACATTTCATCTGTGATGCATTCAATAAAGAAGATACATCAACTTTAATAGAACAGTACACAGTTGCTTATGGTGTTGTGTTACCTGAGTTCAAGATTGAAGATACATTTGTACCAGACCTTGCACCACAGCATTTTCCACTGCTTCTGTCTAAATCAAAGGTACAAGCTGCTTATGAATTGAACAAAACCTTTGACGAGTTAGAAGCAGACAGAGCACGAAAGCAAGCTGCAACAGCTGACAAACATGCAAGAAGAACTGAAGGATTGGAGGAGACTTTATGGCGGAACAAACCTATGACAGGACGACGTTTAAGATAATAAGAACTGGTCAATTCTTTAAAGTTTACAACGACAAGTATTTGTTTGATCAGTTGTTTACAGAATATAACAAGGCAGAACAGTTCATCGAAAGCTATATAAGAGCTAAAGAAGAGGACGAATTTCGTAAGGCTGTTAAAAGACTGCACAAAATTGAAGATTTAAAACAGAGAAGTAAAGAGTATAAGAGACTATGCCAAGTTTACAAAAAGTAACATTAAGACCTTTCGTAGGTGGATTAAATACTGAGATCAATGGTACAATTGATAGTACCCTTAACACTTCTGATGAATTGAACTGCAACATCTTTAATGATGGTACACGTGGTAGAAGATATGGACTGACCTATGAAAGATATGGCGAGCTGTTTACACATGCACCAGCTGCTACATACTCTGGATATCTGTGGAAGAACGTAAATAAAACTACACAAGATATCATAGTCTACCAAGTCGGTGCAGAATTGCATTTCTACAACTATGGCAACAAACCATACAGTACTGGCAAATTTTCACAAGTATTAGATATCTCTGAAGATATTATAGACCTTGCATCATTTAATTCAACAACTGTTTCATTTGCAATAGCTAATGGTAAATTGATAATGGTATCACAATATATGTTTCCATTGTTGATATCATTTGACTCAGTGACACAGGTATTTTCTAAGAAACGTTTCACACTTTATTATAGAGACTTCGAAGGTGTTGAAGATGGTCTCAGAGTTGATGAAATGCCTGTAAACTTATCTGATTCACATCATTACAATTTAATCAACCAAGGATGGAGGGATCAAGAAATCAATGCAGTTAAAACTGATGATGGTAAATATCCTTCTAACAGCATGCAATGGTTTATTGGTAAAGACCAATCAGGATCTTTCGACGTTAGCACATTGCTTGCTACATATTTTGGTAACACTCAAGCACCTAAAGGACACTGTATTCTCAATTACTTCGATCGTGACAGATCTGCTGCATCAGGTATTTATGATTCTGCCGGAACTATGTCAAACTCTTATCACTTCTTTGATCAGTGGCCATCTGGGAGTATTTATTGGATTTATCAGACACGTATTAACAAGTTCACAATAGAGATACCAAACTCTACAGGTATTGCATCAAGCTTTAAAGTTACTTTTACAGAAGCTCAGTACTATGATGTAGGTTATCAAAGACCTAGATCAGATGTAACAGCTGAATTATATGGCTGGAATGGTACTACATGGATATTTATACATCGTGGTACAGGTTATGTACAAGGTGGACAGATGAATACTACATGGCCTCTAACAAATGCTACGTCTTTTGAGAAGTATAAAGTAGATGTTAGAACTGATATAGGTTTCTCAGCAATTGATGCAGCTGCTACAGTAGCTTTCCAAGGTACTAGTAATCTTTTTCCTTATACAGGTCCATCAACACGTATAACAGATGTTACATCTATGTCTGGTAAAATCTTTTATCTAGCTGGTGACACTGTATTGTTCTCTCAGAATGTTGATGAAGATGCTAGTAACATTAACAAATGCTACCAAGAGAATGACCCAACCTCTGAAGACTTATCAGACCTGTTACCGACTGATGGTGGTTCTGTTAAGTTTCACTCAATGGGTGATGGTGTTGCGTTAACAACCTTTAACAGAGGCGTCATTGTATTCGGTCGTGAGAGAGTCTACGGCTTGCTATCACCAAAGAATTCAAAGTTTACTGCAACCGAATACGACTACGCAGAGTTGTCATCATCTGGTTTAGCTGGTGCAAAGTCTGTTGTATCTGTATCAGATTCAGTCTACTACTGGTCACCAATGGGCATCTTTAGAATTGGTATCAACCCTAACACAGGTGACACATTCTTTGCAGAGAACATTACACAAGGTCGTATACAGCAATACTACAACAACATTACAGATTATTCAAAGACCAATTGTAAAGCTGTGTTCGACTTTTCAACAAACCGTATCTACTGGTACTATCCAACTGAAGAAGGTAAACCTTGGAGACTTGATGGAGTACTTGTATACGACTTAAACTTTGATGCATTCTTCCCATATAAGATATCTGATGGAGGATCTGTTGTAGGTGTATTCACAACTGTTAACGCTAACCGCAATAGACCTGCATATACTTTATTCGCTGGTGAAGATGTTGTAGTAGCTGGTGACGATAATGTTATAGCTAAAGAAGTTGAAACAAAATATGATAGATTCCAAGCATTGCAACATTGTGTAATAGATGAGAACGGCGCTATAGGATTTGGTGACTACATCTCAAGAGACTTCAAAGATTGGTTAACAACGTCTTATGATTCTTACATGATATCAGTACCGTTAACATTTGATGATACATGGTTCAAGAAACAAGCACCGATTCTCCAAACAATATTCTTAAGAACTGAAGAAGATTATACAACAGTACATAAGAAATACATTGGACAGTCTGGTGCATACTTGAGAATGCGTTGGGGATGGGCTTGGGATCAGCTTAGTAACCGTTGGGATATGATACAGAACTGTTACAAGCCTCAAAAAGATTTCTTGTACACAGATTATATAGATACGTTAATACACATAAGAGGTCGTGGAAGATCTTTACAAGTTGAGATAAGAAATGATAAAGATAAAGACTTCAGACTTGCTTCAATTAATATGTTAGTGAGGGTATAATGGGTATTTTTACAGGTGGAGATAAACAAAGAAGAGATGCTCAAGTATTTTCATATGCTGCTTCAATAGAAGGACAGATTGCACAACAACGTCAGCAACGTCGTAGCATATTGCAAGATATTAGACAAGCTAGAATAGCTCAAGCATATAACGAGTGGGCTGCATCTTCTTCTGATGAATATGTAACAGCTTCAGGAACTGCAGGTGCTACTGGAAACATCTTCAGTAATTTTAGTGGTGCTTATAGATATGCTATTGACCAATCTAAATCATTACAAACTATTCAGAATCTACAAATGTTATCCTCAAAATTAGAAGAAAGAGCCGCTACAAAAGATAGAAGAGCTGCTACAGCTGCACAAATAACAACTGCAGGATTCCAAATTGCTGGTGCTGCTATTGGAGGACCTGTTGGAGCAACTATAGGTTCTGCTGTAGGTTCTGCAACTGTTAGAGCAATGGGTGGTGGAAGTGCTGCTAGACGTGCTGCTGATACACAGGCTATTTATGGAACTATTGATGCTTGGAGAAGTGGATCTAAAAACAGTTTCAGTCTTTTCTCTAATAGTGATAAACAAGAAAGTGAAGAAGAATTGAAGAAGAAAGGAGTACTTTCAGCAGGAGGAATAAGCAGATCAGGAGGATGGAATAATTCTTCATACGCTTATTCAGTTGGAGGAACTCGTTCAATACCTGGTGCATTTTCATATAATATTGGGAGACCATAATGGAGCAATTAAATCTTAAAGAACCTGTTGAAGAACTGAAACTAACACCAGAATTTGGATACACTCCTGCACAAAAAGCAAGAGACTTTCAATTACAAGAAGAAGCTGGTGTACAATTAACAGAAGATTTTGAAGGAGTTCGTTCTCAGCTAGCACAACTACATAGAGAAGATGA